TAACACAATTGCAGGCAATCAAACAGTATATTATACGTTTTGCAAAAGAGAAGGAATATCAAGAGGGAAGAAAATTATGGCTGGAACCATTGTCGAAGTATATATATTTAGATGAGATTCACAAAGAAATGAATAAAAAGTTAAAAGAGCGGGGCACTGGTGAAAAAACAGAGAGGTGATAAAAGTGAACTGGAATGAATATCCCAAAAAAGAATCTATGCCAGTTGATGAAGATGAACTCATGCAGTTGGAACAAGAATCTGGAACTAACAAAACCATCCGACTGATATACTTTTTCAAATGGATTCTTTCAAAGCTAAAACAACAAGAATTCGCTCTAAACACTGAAAGCAAAACCATTGAAAACGCAATCAACGAAGTGGATGCCTCAACAAAAAAAGTCAAGGAGGGACTTGACAGTAAAGCGGATGGGGAAGGGATTGGTTTTACAGTCAGTGAGACTGGAAACCTGCAGGTGACTTACGATGACGGTAAATGAACATAAATACGTAGATGTAAATTTTGGTCGGGAACGAACTGCCAGAAAATCTGGATTATATCAGTATGACTACGGACAGATACTCAGGGTATCCGATCTGGAACTTCCAGAATATGTGACAGTTGACTTTTCACTTACGGATACCAGAGGAAGTACGGAAACAAGAGTGGGAAAAACTACAGATGGATGCTTAGAAGTGCAGATACCGAACGAATTGTTAAAAAACAGCCACGTTTCTGTAAATACAGAATACTATATGATCTATGCGTATATTTATGTATCTGATGAAACGTCTGGAAATACTGTGTACAAGGTAATTCTGCAAGTGAAAACCAGGTCGAAACCGTCTGACATCGGCACGGACCCGGATGACAAAAAACTACTCGATGAAGCGGTCGATGCAGTAAATGCAGCGGCCAGCCGTGCAGAAACTGCCGAGAAAAACGCGAAACAATATGCTGCAGATGCCAAAAAGGCAAGTTCGGAAGCATCGGAAAGTGCTGAAAATGCAAAAAGCGACAGAGAAGCCGTTGAAAAACTGAAATCAGAATTCGACACGGCTACCGAATCTGTTCTGAGAACAGCAACGGATGCAAGGAACGAAGCGGAATCCTGGGCGCACGGCCATGTGGGTTATCCGGATCGTGATAAGGACAATGCCATGTATTATTCAGAAGCGGCCAAACAGGTTGCCACAAAAAACGGATACTGCCGCATGGAAATCAACGAAAACGGACATCTGATCCTCGAACGGACAGAAAACATTAAAGACAGTCTGGATTTTCGACTGAATGAAAAAGGACATTTGGAGGTGATGATGAAATGATTACGACAGATCTTGGAGCGGCTACTGCTTACGCAGAGGCTGTAAAACAGGGCTATAAAGGCACACGGGAAGACTTCGGGAAACTTCTGGCCGAATTCGCTGGAAAAGCAGAACAGGTAGCAGCTGACAAAAATGCGGTTGCGGAAGACCGCAAGGCTGTAGTGGAAGCGAGAAGCCATGTTGACACTGTTGTGGAAATGTTCAACAGTCACGTTGAAGAAAAAACGCAGGAAGCAACTACGGCCATCGAAACCGCTATGGAAGAAAAGAAAACTGCTGGGCTAAATGCTATCGGTGCCAGCCAGGAAGAAGCAGTATCGGCCGTGGGACAGACCAAAATAGAAGCATTGTCCGATATTACAAAGACGAAAACGGAAGCGGTTGCCGCAGTTGAAAAAGCCGGGACGGACGGGACAACAGCTGTTGATAATGCCGCTGCGGCGGCCGTATCTGCTGTTGATTCCGCGAAAAAAGCCGGAGTGTCAGCTGTAAATGCTGCCGTGGAAGAGGGGAAGAAACAATTTAATGGTGTTACTTTCACCGTCACTGAAGCTGGCAGTCTGATGGTAACTTATGATGACGGGAGGGAGTAGATATGGCACAGAAAACTATAGATTTTGAGAATGATATTCTCGGACCAATTGGTTCGCTCGAGGAAGGTTTAGATAATTTAAAGAGTGTAATGAAAGACATTCGCAACAACACTCCGCACGTATTGACCATCGAAAGCTTTTATAATATCCGTAGAACTGGAAAAGTGTATCAGACAAAAATCTGGAAATTCGCAACTAATCCAACATCTAGTGGAGAGAAACTGTTAGATAATGCTGGATTGGAATTTGTTCCGTCCACTGATACAACCGAGGGTAAGGACGATTATCTAAATGGAAATCACCCTCTTTTCGACTGGGTGCATTGTAATTACAAGCGTTATGATGATGGTACGGCGTATCCGATTGCTACAGAATATGATGATACTTATCAAGAAACAGGTAGCGTTGATGTTGGTGCTATGCAGATGAGTTTTTGGTGGAATTGGGACGCATCAAATCCAGAGTACGATTTGGTAACGATTTCTGACACCCCAAACGAAAAGTATAAATTAAAACCGTGGACAGAATGCAAGCGTGCAGACAGAAAAATTATTCCGTGGTGTATTGGTTCTGCTTATGTATCAGGCGTTGCTTCTGATGGATTACTTAGAAGTCAGCCTGGATTAAAACCTGAAAGAAATCAGAGTCATAACAATATGATTACTAATTATCAAAAAAAAGGTAAAGGACATTGGGGAGCTGGTGCAGAAAGGAATACATTCCAGATTCTTTTTAACATTATCAAAGGTGCTACAAAGAATAGCCAGAGTTTATTCCAGGGATGTACAGGATACAGTTTCCAATACTCTGCTTCTATCGAATCTGCTGATGCGCATACATATTTCCCGGTTACAAACGCACAGGCGCAGAACATTCTTGTTGGCTCTTATGTATCAGTTGGATATGGAGAATTAAAAACTGATACAAATACAGTAAATAATGATCGTGGAGTTAATACAATACATGCGTATGCAGATGATGTAAAAGTGTTGCGTATTGAAACGCTCGATGAGAATAATAAAGCTGTATATCTTGATATTAAAACAGGATTTAATACCACTCCTATTAAATTATCTGATACAGTAAATGCTCCTATCACGATTACCTCAATGCATTGGTGGTCGGGAAGTACTGATAAAGTTATTGGCAGACATGATGGTTCTTTCGGTTCTAATACAGATGGCAAGCATCCGTACAGAGTTCAAGGTCGTGAATACGCTGTCGGTGGATATATGGTCGCATCTGATACAGTAATGGACTTCCAAAGCGATTACAGCAAAAAAGTGTATGTTGCACAAAAGGGTGTACCACACAATTCTTCTGATACAATGATTAGAAACACATATACGTGTGTCGGCACAATTCCAGCAAATCCCGACGGAAACGGTTCGGATTTTTGGGTTGGCGATATTTCTGTAGATGTTGATACTGGCGCATGGTTTCCGTCTGCAAAAGGTTCGTCAAGTTCACAAGGCTTCGCAGATATGGTATACGCTGACGGTAAAAATACATCTGGAACGCGAGAATATTTACAAGGCGGTGATCTCTGGGCTGGGTCGCTTGCTGGCTCTGCGTTCGTGGCTTGCTGGGGCTGGCTTGGCTGGACGAATTGGAATTCCCTCGGCTGCGATTAAGAAGAGGTCGTTGGGGGTGAATTTCCTTTTGGAAAGAGGGGATCGCCCCTAATACGACCGACAAAAATAAAAGGACTTACGGCGCACGCGGTAATCTCAGGGATGGGTCGAATGCTGGCTCAGCGTACGTGAATTGCAGGAACAGGCTTGACAGGACGAATTGGAATTACCTCGGCTGAAATTGTTAATTTCTAATATATATATCTAAATCCTTGCGTCGTATTTCGCACTCGTAAAGAGTGTAGCCTGTAAAGGCTCTTGGGCAGATGCCCGAAATACTTTTTATAGACCTACTGAAACTTTTGAAGGAAGGAGTAAGGACGGATAGGGTTCGCCTATCTGTCGGGGTTAGTAGTACAAGCCGAACGCCCTTAAAAAGACAATCGATGAAGACGTATTGCAAAACGGTCGACATAACAGATAGAAAACTGATTCAAAAGGCAGTATACAAATGCCTTAAAAAGAAGTACAAAAGAAGAGATTCATTGAAAATGTTTTCTGAATACACTGGACTTCCGACAGACACTATTAAAGGAATGTTCAATGAGTTCGGATTAAATGGAATGAAACCGATGGTTGAAACAGTGGTTGACGGAGTACGTGAAGAAATCATTCAAGACAATATTCACTTTCAACCAATATGGTACAGAGAAAAGATTGACGCTTCCAGTCAGAAAGTTCGAAGAATTGGAATACAGAATATTAAACAGCAAATCTACGATTATATCGCAGTAGAAGCCATGAAAGACTTTCTCAAGCGAATTGGCGAATATCAATGTGCGGCACTACGTGGAAAAGGTCAATCCTACGGCATCAAAGCAATAAAACGATGGATGAGAAACAAAGGTATCCGATACGCTGGTCAATGTGATATAAGCAAATGCTATCCATCGATTGACAGAAACAAATTAATGGAATTTCTTAGGAAATACATTAAGAATGAACCGCTACTCGAATTGATAGAGATGTTAATCATGACATTTGACACTGGATTGAGCATTGGTTCGTATTTAAGCCAGTATCTTTGTAACTTGTTCTTGTCTCAAATCTACCATGAAATAGCGGAGAATATGTATCATATCAGAAAGAAGAGAAACGGAACAATAGAAAGAGTAAATCTCGTCAAGCATCAACTTTTCTTCATGGACGATATTCTTATTCTTGGAACGAACGCAAAAGACATTCACAAAGCTATGAAACTGATTATACAGAAAGCAGACGAGATTGGATTGAAAATCAAAGAAAGTTGGATGGTATATACAACAATCGCAAAACGCAAAGATGACGGTCATTTCATTGATATTATGGGCGTCCGCATATACAGACAGCATATAACAATTAGAAGAAGAGTTTTCTTAAGAGTGAGGCGGTCGTACAAGAAAGCAAAATCCCTTGTAAAGCAGAGAAAGAAGATTCCAGTATGGCTTGCAAGGAAGTGCATGTCATACAAAGGCATCTTAGACCACACGGACAGCTACAATATAAAAAGAAGATACAACGCGAACAAAACGATTCAAATTTGTAAAGGAGTGATATCTCATGAAAGCAAGATTCGACACTACACAAGAGAGTGTTACTGTTAGACAGATTGATGGAACGGATTATGTCTATATCTGTCTGAATGAGAACATCGTGACAGAGATTCCCGAGGGGCAGGAAGAGGAACGGATTTATTATGAATACGCTTACAAAGAAATCTCAGAACCCACTGGAACACTAGACTTAGCTGACGTAAAAGCAACACCAGAAAAATATCTCAATTACGGAAATGAGCCTAAAAGAACTGATACAGAGCGTATCGACACACTAGAAGCAACTACAGACGATATCATTTTAATGATGGCTGAATTGATTGGAGGAGAAGTATAATGAAAACATTGAACACACTTAAATTAAAAATCATGGTAAGAGCATTTAAAATCCGTCTTAAAAACGGAGAGCCTTTTGAGGATATTGCGGCAGATTATCCAGTGCTCACTGTGGACGACCTTGAAGCAATCCGCGAGTCACTTGGAAAATAATGGAATTAGGAAAAATGACATTATCTGAATTGATTGAATTATTACACGAAATTACTAACGAAATCGAGTCCAGAACGATGGAACTAATTAATTAGAAGAAGCGTTATCTATCAAGAAATGTAATTATATTATTGGTTACGCACACGATTAAAAATGACGGGGACAAAGGAACACAAAAATTATATACACTTATTATATAAAATGTGCGGGGATTCAGGAAGAGAAAGACGAGTAAAGGGAGAGCATCGGCTCTCCTTTTTTAGTGCGGAAAGGAGAAATTATGGCACAAGTAATTTTTAATGATTGGATTCGTGTAGCGTATCAGGAATACAGAAAAGCTGGTATGACACCGGAGGGTGCAGCTGGTATGTTAGGAAACCAGTATCCGGAATCGGCTGGATTTCTAGCAAACCGATTGGAGTTCTTGTGCGTGAAACGGTACAAGGAAAAGGGTAAGGCGTACACAGATGACAGTTATACACAGGCTGTGGACTCTGGCAAGATTTCCCGGGCAGAATTCCTTTCCCCGATGGGAAAACACTACGGCTACGGATTATCCCAGTGGACAACCTCTGACCGGAAAGCAGGACTGTATGATCTGGCAAAGAAA